TGTCCACGTCCCGCATCCCGATGGGGACCTGGTCCATGGACGAGTCCGGCCGGGTCAAGGTGGACCGGGGGGACGGCATTCACGAGCTGGTGGACCAGCGGACCGTCATTCTCATCCCCGGCCCCCATGAGGGCCTGCTGGCCTTCGCCCAGGACGACATCCGGCACGCCGCCGACCTCCAGCGGGCCGCCGGGCGGGCCGCCAAGCATCCGGCCGCCCACATCGTCCTCCAGCAGACCGGCGGCAACCCGCTGCCCCAGGAGTCCGCCGACCCGAACGTCATGACCATCCCCAAGTTGGTGGAGTCCTGGGCCCGGGCCCGGGACGGCATCAACGGCGGGGTGGCCTACCTGCCGCAGAATCTGACCGCCAACGAGCTCGGCACCTTCGACCGCCACCTGGTCCTGGAGGGCCGCAACGCCGCCGCCGTGGACGCCGCCCGGCATGCCTCCATCCCGGCCGACCTGGTGGACGCCGAGACCGGCAACTCCATGACCTACAGCAACAGCCGGGACAACGACCGGCGGGCCCTGGACTACGGGGTGGGCGCCTACATGGCCGCCATCTCCGCTCGGCTGTCCCAGAACGATGTCACCCCCATCGGCCAGCGGGTGGCCTTCGACACTGAGGAGTGGCTGGACCAGACCGTCCCCGGCCAGGACCCGGCCGAGACTCCGCCGCCGGTCCAGCCCGCCCCGGCGGCCCGGCCGACCCTGTCCCAGCGGCTGGCGTCCGCGTGAGCGCCCGCCGCCTCCAGGCCGACTTGACCAACATCGGGCCGGTCACCCTCCAGGCCGAGGCCGCCAACGTGGAGGGCGTGGACGTAGAGCGCCGCACCATCACCGGCCTGGTGGTCCCCTACGGCGTCGGCGGCCGGACCAACCTGGGTCACGGCCTCACCATCCGGGCCGGTGCGGTCCGCTTCCGCGACCCGGTCGCCCCCCGGGTGATGGGCGTCTACGGCCACACCGGCCTCCCGGACCAGCCCAAGCCGGTGGCCCCCGAGGGTGTCGTGGTCTCCCGGATGACCGCCTATCAGGACGACGCCCAGGCGCTCCGCATGAAGTTCAAGGTCCCCACCACGCCGCTGGGGGACCAGCTGCTGGCCGAGGCCGACCCCACCGAGGGCACCCGGTCATCACTCTCCATCGAGCTGGTGGACTGCTCCCTTGACCCCTGGACCGGGGAGCTCATCTCCGGCCTGTGTGAGTTTGTCGGCCACGTCCCCCTGGGGGCGTATGACGACGCCAAGGTCACAGCCGTGGCCGCCTCTCTGCACTACCCCACCCCAGAAGGAGACGACGTGCGACGTCGGCTGTCCCGTTCCCCGTACTCACGGGAGTTCATCGTTGTCGGGGGCGGCGGCCAGACCGGCCAGCCCCAGCAGGGCCAGCAGCAGGCCCCGGCCCAGCAGCAGGCCCCGGCCCAGCCGGTCGGCCAGCCCCAGCAGCAGCAGGCCCCGGCTCAGGTGTTCCAGCCCCAGCCCCAGCAGCAGGCGCAGTACGCGCCGCTGCAGGCCCAGCCGGTCCAGCAGCAGGGCGGCCAGCTGGTCCAGCTGGTCCCCCAGCCGCAGCAGGTGGACTGGTCGGGGATGGCGGCCTACGCCCAGGCTCAGGGCCTGCTGCAGGCCCAGCAGCAGGCGGCCCCGTTCGGCCAGCCCCAGCAGCTGCCCCAGCAGCAGGCCGTCCCGGTGTGGGCGGGGAGCCCGGCCGGTGCCCTGCCCGGCGGCGCCCTCCCGGCCCCGTCCCCGGGCCTGGCCCCGTCCGCCGGGGCCAAGGACACCAGCGCCATCCGCCGCATGGCCCAGCTGCAGGCCCAGGCCTACCGGCAGGGCGGCTTCACCCCGCAGCTGCAGGCGGCCCTGGCCGACATCACCCCCAACTCCGGCGGCCTGGACCTCTTCGACGCCCCGGCCGGGGCCATCGGTGAGCAGCTGTGGTCCGGGGAGGACGCCTACGTCCGCCGCTACACCACGCTCATGCGGCAGAAGCCGCTCACCAGCTGGAAGGGCACCGGCTGGCAGTGGGTCACCAAGCCGCTGGTCCAGGACTACGCGGGCAACAAGGCCCAGATCCCCACCAACACGGTGAGCGTGGAGCCCAAGGAGTGGGAGGCCAAGCGGGTGGCCGGTGGGTGGGACATCGACCGGAAGTTCAAGGACTTCGGGGATGCCGCCTTCTGGGAGGGCTTCTACGCCGCCCAGACCGACTCCTACCGGGAGAAGACCGACGAGGACGCCATCACCTTCCTGGTGGCCTCCGCCCGGGACATCACCACCGACGCCAACGTGCCCGTGGAGTACCAGGGGGTGAACGTGGACCAGGCCGACATCTTCCGAGCCGCCGCCCTGGGCAACGCCATCCTGGAGGACACCAAGAACGTGAAGCGGTCGGCGTCCTACTGCCTCATGAACTCGGCCGACTGGTTGCAGCTGCTCAACTACACCAACTTCGACCTCCCGGCCTTCCTCAAGCTCCTGGGGGTCAAGCCCGAGGAGTTCATGAGGACCGCCGACGCCCCCCAGGGGGCGCTCATCATGGGGGTCACCCAGGCGGCCACCTTCCGGGAGCTCGGCAACGGCTCCCCGATCCGCGTGGAGGCCCTCAACGTGGCCCAGGCCGGTGTGGACTCGGCCGTCTACGGCTACACCGCCGAGAGCCTGGACCGTCCCGGCGGCATCATCTCCATCCCGCTGGTCGCCCCGGCCGGATGACCGAGCCCGCTGAGCCCCAGGACCCGGGGACCCCCACCCCGGTCCTGGCGCCAGCCGGTCCCGCCACGGCGGACCGGGTGGCGGAATGGCTCCAGAAGGCGGGGGAGACCGCCTTGGCCGACGTGGCCGACGTGACGGCGTCGATCAACGTCGTGGTCCGCCGCTGGGTGCCCGTCCCGCCGGACGGGCAGGCGTGGCCCCATGACAAGGTCATGGGTGCGGTCATGCTGGCCGGGCGGCACTACCGGCGCCGCAACTCCCCGGCTGGCGTGGAGGTCTTCGGCGCCGATGGGGCGGCCTACGTCTCCCGGACCGACCCTGACGTGGCGATGCTGCTGGAGCTCGGCCCGTACTCCCCGCTGTGGGTCGGCTAATGGCCGGGGACTTCCCCGCCGGTCCCGGGTCGGCGGCCCGGGACCGGCTCATTGCCCTCCGGGCCGCCCTGGCCGGGGCCGGGATCCCCACCGCCGTGGATCCGGACCAGGTGGACGTGGGCAAGCGCGGCGGCGCCTGGGTGCGGGCTCTCAGCATGGAGGCCGCCACCATCGACGACACCTGGGAGGTCCGCTACGAGGTGTACCTGGTCGCCCCCGCCGTGGGCGTCCTGGAGGCCTGGGACATTCTCTCGGCCCTCCTGGACCGGGCCCTCACCGTCATCGACCCTGACGAGCCGGTGAAGACCGCCGTCTCCGTCACCCTGCCCCATACCCCAACCCAGCCGCTCCCCGCCTTTCTCCTGGTGGTGGACGAGCTGGTGGACACCTGAGAACGGAGCAAGCGTGCCCATCAAGAGTTACAAGGTCGGCCCCGGAACACTCACCATCGGTGAGACCGGCGCCCCGGTGGACTTCACCGCCCAGGTCACCAAGTGCGTGGTGAAGTGGAGCGTGGAGGAGGACGACAGCCTGCCGACCCTGTCGGGGGAGGAGCTGGAGGGCGAAGACGTGTTCACCGCCAGCCTGCAGGCCACCCTCATCCAGGACCTCACCGAGGCGGGCCTCATCGAGTACACCTGGGAGAACAAGGGCGCCCAGGTGCCCTTCACCTTCGTCCCGTCGTCGGCGGCGGCCCGGGCAATCAGTGGCGTGGTCAAGGTCCGCCCGCTGGACGTGGGCGGGGAGGCCAAGAAGCGGCCCACGTCGGACATGGACTGGCCGTGCGTCGGGGAGCCCGTCCTGGGCGACGACCTCTAGTGGTCCGGGACAGGAAGATTTCCGGCCGCGGCCTGAGCCGGCCGACCTCGAGACCGGAAATCTTCCTGTCGTGACGGTCCTACGGGTGGAGGGAGCCCGGGAGCTCCGGAAGGCCCTCAAAGCCGCCGGGGTGGACATCCAGGACCTCAAAGACGCCAACCTGCAGGTGGCCCAGGCCGTCCTGGACGCCGCCCGCCCGCCCCGCCGCACCGGCCGCCTGGCCGCCTCCGAGCGGGCCGCCGGGACCCAGGCCGCCGCCATCGTCCGGGCCGGGGGTGCCCGGGTCCCCTACGCCGGGCCGATCCACTGGGGGTGGCCGCTCCGCAACATCGCCGCACAGCCGTGGATCCAGGAGGCGGCCGAGAGCACCGAGGGCCGCTGGCTGGCCACCTACCAGCACCACATCGACACCATCATCCGAGCCATTGAGGAGGTCACCCCGTGACCGTCATCGAGCACGACTCCGACCTGACCGAGGGCGCCGACCTGGACTTCCAGGACGGCCGGACCCTGCCCGGGCACCGGGCCCAGATCACCATGGACGACGGCCAGGTGTACCTGGTCCGGATCACCAACCGGGAGTACGTCGCCTGGGACAAGACCGCACCCCGGAAGAAGTGGGGCAGCGCCAAAGAGGTCCCCTTCCTGGCGTCCACGTTCATGGCCTGGGCCGCCGCCCGCCGGGAGGGCGTCCCGCCGGGCCTGCTGTCCTTTGAGGTCTTCCAGGAGCGGGCCGAAGAGGTCAAGGACCAGGAACAGGAGGAGGAGGACATCGCCCGCCCTACCCAGCGGGCAGCAGGGCCTGGCTCCTCGTAGACCTGTCCCTGGCCACCCGCATCCCGTTCGCCGTCCTGGAGCTGGAGGACGACGAGACCATCGCCACCTACCTGCAGCTCCTGGACGAGGCAAGAGAGGCCCGAGAAGATCATGGCTAGCAAGGGCACCACCCTGTCGGTGAAGATCGTCTCCGACGCCAGCAAGGCCGGTCAGGGCTTCGCCGAGGCCGAGTCCCGGGTGGACAAATTCAACCGGCGGCTGGACCAGGCGTCGGTGGTGTCCGGCGGCGCCATTCTCGCCATCGGTGGCGTCGCCAAGGCCGCCTTTGACGCCGCCAGCGAACTGCAGCAATCCACCGGGGCCGTGGAGGCCGTCTTCGGGGATATGGCCGACGCGGTCAAGGCCTCCTCCGAGGACGCCGCCCAGACCTTCGGCCTGTCGGCGTCCTCGTTCGAGAACTCGGCCAGCCTGATAGGCGCCCAGCTGCAGAACATGGGATTCAGCGCCGGGGACGCCTGGGATAAGACCTACGACTTGATC